TGAGTCGCCCGTGGTTATTTTCCGTGGCTATCTTAGCGATTACTTGGACAAGCCTGTCGAAGTTTTTACCTATCAAGTGAAATCAATTTCTCAAGAGAAGGGTATTTTTACATTAAGAACTGGCGTTCCAGATTTAAACTCAGACCAAACAGGAGAGATTTATGATCTTGATACCTTCCCAATGATGAGGTCATTGTTTTGATCCAGTATATCGGAATGCCTTACTCTTTTATGCGGTTTAATTGCTGGGATTTTGTTGTTAAGGTACGAAAAGATAACGGAATAGCTTGCGAAGTGTTTAGACCTAAAAAGCTTAGGGAGGCATTTGCTATAATAAGCGACCACCTTGAGTCAAATAGGGCGGGATTTGAAAAAGTAACGGAATTACAGAATTTTGATATAATAGTTTGTGATAAAAACATGGGCAAGTCCTCGATATTTCATTGCGGAATTTTCTTTGATGGCATAGTTTACCATTGCGACAGAGGGAAAGGCCAAGTTACGCTAGATGGTCTTAACACCTTCACGAAACAATATGAGAGCGTAACATTTTGGCGGTAATTAAACTTTATAGAAAGTTAGAAGAGGTGATGACGCCAGAGACTATCGTTTATGATGGGTCGGTAATTTCATGGATTAATGAAAATATTAAAGATGGTCAAAACTTCAAAGTTTATGTTGGTGATCTTTGCGAAGAAAACGAAATAAGCCGCAACGTGGAGTTAATGGTTTTAGCGGAAGAAGTAACGATATGTATTTTGCCGGCTGGTTTTTTTGGCGCAATCCTTACAATTATTTTTGCGGTTGTGGCGGTAAGGCTTTTGACGCCAGATACTCCAACGCTTGCAGAAGCTAAATCTGGACGCGAAAGCCCTAGTAACTCTTTGTCTGACCGTCGAAACAAGGCGCGGCCAAATTCAAGAATCCCAGATATATGCGGAAAAGTTAAATCTATACCGGATGTTATATCGTCTGAGTATGCGAGGTATAACAACAATACCGAGGAAAGATACGGGTATTATTGCGTAGGCAGAAACCAAGTTAACGTTGCTGACGTAAAAGATGGAGATTCGCTTTTATCTGACATTACTGGCGCATCTGCTGGCGTTTATTACCCGGGTAAGTCGCCCAATAATTCCGCTCCTGACATCCAGATAGGGGATGCAATAAACCAGATCGTGTATGGTGTTTTTCAGTCAGGCGATGCTATCGGTCAAACCATATTGGCTCCGAATGAGGAAAACTTTTCAGCTCTTGGGCCATTCAATAATCCTACTGTTAAATGCCAAAAGGTGCTTGTTAATGTATATTCTCCTAGCGGTTTATACACCCAAGACGGAAGCTCTCGAACAAATAAAAGCGTTAGCTATAGGGTTACCGTATCAAAGTTGGATGATTCTTTTAATCCGATTGGCACGCCTTACGTTATCAGCGAAACCATATCAGGCAACAATTCAAACGAGAAAGGGAAAACTACTGAAATCGATTTTGGTGGTGACTTTTTCTTTCAGGCATCCATTGAGCGAACAAGTAGCGCAGATTTTAGCGGTCAATCAGTAGATGAAATAAAGCTAAAAGACATTTTTGGTTTATACGAGGTCGACAAAGACTTTTTCGGCAATACTACAACAATACAAACCAAGCGGATAGCCAACTCTCAAAACGCATCAATACGAAACCCAGAAATAAACTGTATTGCCACTGAGACTGTCTACAAGTACGAATCTGGCGTTTTCTCCGGCACGCTAACTGAAAACACTCAAGCTATGCAGTCGTTAATAAGATTGGCTTTAGACCCTTATGTTGGCAGAAGAAGCGCAGGAGATATAGACCTTGATTTATTAGTTAGCAATCAAGCGCTGGTTGAATCATATTTCAGTAGCGCAGAAGCTGGAGGGTTTAGTTACACTTTTGACGATGAAAACACTTCTGCTCAAGAGATATTTTATACCATAGCTAGTGCTGCATTTTGCGTTCTATGGCGCGAGGGTGTTGTTTTAAAGTCTTATTTTGAGGCGCCTCAAACAATCCCGGCAATGGTTTTTACTCACAGATCAAAGCAGCCTAACAGCGAGCGATGGACGAGAGACACGGCACAAGGAAAGCGAAAAGACTCGGTAGAGCTTACCTATATTGACAACAACACATACAAACCAGAAGTTCTATACTTCCCGTCTGACCGGTCTGGCCGCAACCCTAAAAAAGTAGAGGTTAAAGGTGTAAAAGGACTTTCTCAGGCTACATGGCGATTAATGAGAGAATACAACAAGCTGATATTTCAAAAAGAGTCAGTTGACTTCTCATCTACACTTGAAGGTTCCCTAGTGAAGCCTATGCAGCTTATCTCGGTTGTTAAGGGTACGAGGGTTGGTTCGTATGACGGAGAAGTGTTGGCGGTTGATGGGCTGAATTTAACCTTATCGCAGGTAATAGCTTTTACACCGGGAGACGATCATTTTATATTACTGAAAAAGCGTGACGGTTCTACTGAGTCCATCCCTGTTATTGATTTTGGCACTGATAGGCAGCTGCAATTAGAATACGCACCAGCCGAGGCTATTTACACGGGCAATAGCGAAACAAAGACAGAGTTTAGCTTTGGTAACGAGGCTAGATTAAATGGGCAGTTAATGCTTCCTATTGAGATAGAGGCATCAGACGGACAATATGTTAATATAAAGGCTATAAACTACAGTGATTCATATTACAAAGATGATCCTGTGCAGCCGATATTAAGTGATTTTAATAACGACTTTAACAACGACTTTGGATAAAAATTATGGCTTGCGAAGATCAGGTATCATCCGCAGATTTAGAGAACGCTAAACTCGACACTGTGACGATTGCGGAGGTTGCAACCTCCCGAACGGGTGGCGAGGCAGGCGGCGCATTAATCGAGGAAACAACCACTAGATTTGGCGATACAGCCTCAACAATTAGGGGGCAGCTATTAAAGTTTGGCTACCTTCCACCGGTGGCATACGCTGGATCAGTAGTTTTTTTAGTTGATGACGGCGCAAAAACCATTGAAAGGTCAGGAATCATCTATTCCCCATTGATCGCGGAGTTACCATTCACCACATCCGGTACTTGGACAGCTGATGACGAAAATAAATTTAGACTTGTGCAGGTTGTTAGCGCCCCTAATGCGGTTGACGTTCCTTATAGTAATGTTGACTCGTCATTAGTAGCGACTAACGTAAAAACAGCTATTGATGAGCTGGACTCGAATTCAATCGCAGGCTTAGCGCTTAAAGCTGATTTAACTGGCGCAGCATTTACCAGTGCAGTATCAGTAGCGGGTGCATTATCATCAACGGCGGGCAACGTAAACCTAAAAACCAATACGGCGCTATCTGATGCAGCGGCAACACTTACGGCCGCGCAGTTAATTGGCGGTGAATTTACAATCACGCCTACTGTTGCACGAATACAGACCACAGATACAGCAGCGAATATTATAGCGGCATTGGGTGGTAGTGTGGATGGTAGCAACTTTGACTTTACCATGATTAACTTAGACGCTTTTGATGTGACTATTGCAGCGGGTACGGGCGTAACGATAGTTGGCAACATGATTGTCAACGATGGATCGGCCACGTTTAATGTAAGGCGTACAAGCTCTTCTACTGTTAGTGTTACACGGCTAGACAGCGGCGGCAGCTCTTCTTCTGGAGAGGTGTTTATAGCTAATGATACGAAGACATCAGGCACTGACGGTGGTACTTCTGCGGCTGGAACGCAAATAAGGGCTATAAACACAGTGCTAAAAAATACTATTTCTGGGGCGAGCCTTTCTTCAAATCAAATAACACTGCCCGCAGGAGAATATACAGTGTTGGCAAGCGCCCCATGCTACAGGGCAAACCAGCACCAAGCATGGCTGACTAATGTAACAGACACGACAGATGATATTATAGGATCGTCAGAGAACTCAAACTCCACAAACTTTGTTACAACTAGATCATTTGTTGATGGCAGCCTGTCATTAGCCGGAACGAAAGTGTTTTCTCTCACGCATTACACTCTTACGCTATCCGGCCCAAATGGTCTTGGATTGGCGAACGCGTCTGGTAAAACAGAGATATATTCACAAATCAGAATTGAAAAGATAGGATAGAGAAATGTATATTTTATTAGATGATAATAACGTAGTAGTTCAGACGCAGCCAAACCCGCAAGATGGATTTATTAAGGTAGATTTTGCTATTGCCGGACAGGTCATGCAGGAAGACGGTAGTTTTATTGATCCACCCTCGCAGGCAGTGCCAGCCGAGCAAGTGAGATACGAGGCTATGCACGCCGGAGTTTTGATTGATGGCGTTATGTGCAGCGCATTAAAAGAGGATCAATGGGGTTTAAACTCTATCAAGGCTTTCGTTCTTGCGGGTACTGACGTGCCATTTAAGTTTGTCAACGGTAATACGCTTACATTAACATCGTCAAATATCGCAGCGTTTGAAGCAGCATGGATACCGTTTCGTTTTAGTTTTTTCTAGGTAAAGGATTTGTATGCTAGTAGTAATATATGAAACTAAGTTCACATCGTTGTTTAGCGTGATTTGCTCGCTAGTCACTGCAAGCGGGTACAGTCATGGGGCTATTTTGAGTAATGGTGTTTTATATGATACTACGTTCAGTCGCGGTCATTTTGATCTTGCGCCACCTGTTGATGACAATCGAAAGGTGGCAGTTATCGAGATTGATGGTGATTGTGACGAGTGGATCGCTGCAAACTTAGGCACTAAATATGATACCTTTGGCTTATTGTTTTGGTTCTTTAGGGTGGCAACGGCTGGCAGAATGTATTGTTTTAACGTAGTGGAAAAAGCGCTATCTAGTAATAACGTGCATCTTGATTTGAAGTGGCGTAAATCTGGCGGCAATATTCTAACTGCGTTACTAGATAATGATTACAAAGTAGAGGTTATGATGGGTAAGCAATTCAACGAGAGATACCTAAAAAAAGACACCCTAACGTAGCGGTGTCAACAGAGGAAATCTTATAATTGGATTTGACGTTAATCATACACTAATATTATACGGGGTTCATCACTTACCCCTTATCTGTGTTAATTAATCGACAGTATAACCATGACTTCTTTCTCAATCGAAGTGTCATTGATGGAGTCGTTTTCAACTAAAAATAACAGCTTTTGTTCTAGCTCAATAATTCTATCTTCTAATTGTTTGGCTTCTCTAGCCACGTCATCCATAGACCACTCATCTAGTCTATATGTCCTACTCTCAGTCATACGCTGGCTCAATTTCATAAATCACCTCTTAGTAGCTGTATAGTTATTCATCGGGCTTAAAGTCGCCATCCGCGTCACAATGCTTTGGCGGCCACCCATGCTTTCTAATATTCATGTGGCGCAAAGGTCTATTCACCATCATTGCAAAAGCAAATTTAATGCCGCCAACAAAGATTAGCGCCAAGAAGAAAGTCAACCAAGGGTGGCCACCCATAAAATCATATATTGTCATCATATTCACCTGTTAGTTATGCCGTCCTTGGCTTTGATTATCGATATACTTTGAAATAATATCCATAGCCTTACGGATATCCTCAACAGTGTCATCAATTTCTTTTATGGTGTTAGTAAACCCTGTAGTTCGATCAAGTTCATTCGAGGCCATAATTAGCTCAGTCTTAGCACGCCGGAAGCAGTCACGCGCATTTAATAAATTCCCTAAATTGGACATCTTCTTACCCTCTATTATGGCGGCTATTAACCGCCGTGGTTATGCTAGAACGGAATGTCGAGTCCATCATCGAACTGCTGACTAACACCCATAGGCTGGCCTTGCGGGAGTGCCTGCTGCTGCGGCTGCTGGTATTGCTGCTGTTGTTGTGCTTGTGGCTGTGCTGCTGCGGCTGAATTTTCCCCAGAATAAACAAAATCAAGGCTAACCAGCTTGCATTTAAGTTTAAACCCTTTTCCGCTACCATCCGGCTTATCCCACTCATCAATACCCACGTCATCAGCATAAATAACTATTTGTTTTCCTTTCGCTATATACTCTACAACCTTA